CTCGGCGACCACCAACTTGCGACCGTTACTCCAAAGATGCGATCCAAAAAGACGTGCAGCCTTATGATCGCCTAGTGTTATAAACCGCTTATCACGAGTGCGGACCTTTTGAGATTGTGGCTGCCCCTTCTCGTCTTTGTAGACTGCGATTTGGACTTCCTCACCATCAAACTGGCCGACCCAATAACCGAAACGACGGCATGTTTCTTCGGTCAGTCCTCTAGCAGGTATCGCTTTTGGGACGCCCTGGAGTAGATCTTTTTGCTTGGTACCTTTTTTGTGCGGAACCTGCTTCGGTTTTTGTTCATGAACCCAGCCACTGGGTTCTTCGGCGTTTTGGACCTGTTTTTGACACGCAAAACAGAAGGTATGCCCATCGGAATACAGGGCATTGGCGTCGCTACTTCCGCAAGCGTCACAGGGTAGATGTTCAATAAATGTAACGTCTTCATTGGGCATACCCATCCGTCTCTCCATTATTGTTGTTGTGGTTAGACCAGCGAATACCGCGTGTAACGCTGTCCAAGATTGTCAGTACGCCACTCACTAATGATGTCGTGTCCTGCTTGACGCAGGTCAGCAATCCGTCTTGGAAGTGAACGAACTCGGTAGAGGTCATTTGCCTCAACAAAGGTTATCGATCCAACTTTTGACAAGTGATCTAGGATTTTTTCAGTTTGACTCATTATTTGTTTCTCCTTGGCTATGTAGCCAGCTGTCTGGAATTGCCTTGTGTGCATACAAAAAGCCGTGTTTTTCACACCATTGTGCGTAGCTCGTGGGTGAATTTTTGTAGAGCTTGGCGTTTTGATTGCTAAAGACAAACCTGATGTCTAATTCCGGATGTTGTTCGCGGATCAAAAGATGTTTCTGCCTGTCCTCAACGGCCCAGATGCCTTTTGCCTCGATGTAAAAAAAGCCCCCATCGTTTGATGGGAGCTTGAAATCGGGCAGATAGGTGGCATCACGTTCAGGCCATACAAATGGAATTTTTTCTTCCTCATAGCTGACAGCGAGACCAGCATCTTCCATCTGTTTGGCAAGCGCTTCTTCTAAACCAGAGCGATATCCGTTCTTGATTTTTCGCCACTTGCGACTTTTAGAAATTGTGTGCCGCCTCAGTGAACTCGCCTTCACCAGTGTTTGAAGTTGTCGGGATGCTGACATCATCAGCCAAGTACCCGCCATCCTCTGCTTCAAACGCGAAATTAGTAGTGTCGCGTTCGCCCAGGGCTATAATCTGGACACCAGCTAGTTGCAGAGACACACCGCCGCCGTTTCCAGAATAAGGGTAAACGGTGCCAGCAAGTTTCAGAATGGAGCCACCAAATATTTGAGGCACATTGTCTGGATCAATGATTTGACCTTGGCTGTCCACGAATTTGGGCTTGTATTTGCTCTTGGTATTGAAAAGCAATTCACCAGTGACCTCGTCCATTGTCCAAGGCATACGGACGCGGTCGGCATTTTTGCCAAACTCGTCCTTCGCAGCTTGACGGCAATCGTCCATAAGCTCTTGCGCTTGGTCTGCAGGGACGCGGAGTTTACAGGTGTACACACCCTCGTGGTTGTTAAAAGCGTGGTCGGGTTCGTTGAGGTGGGGATACACAGCGATCCCCTTGTGGGTCGTGAATGACCGTTTATTATTTGCCATGTAACTTTTCTCCTTCATAGCAATTTTCGGGTGGGTTGGGCTGGTCGAAATCTGTCAACGACAGCCCTAGTTCGTCGGCCTCAGCCAACACATCGAGTGGAATAGGTTCCCCGCGCAAAATGTGCAGTTTCCCTATCCCGAGAAGCCGTTCTCGCGGGTCCATATTTCACCTGTGATTTGATTTTTGAGGTTGGATGTTGTGGCGGTTTTGCCACTGTTCCTAAGGTAGTGGGTATCAACCCCAGAACGACAAAAGCGGCCTATTTGGCCGCCTTGTGGTTAGTCTTGGTATTTGATCGGTAGTGCTCAGGAAAAAGCGTAAAGGCTATCCATGACGACCATCAAATCCAGATGGTCTTTGTCCCCCTTCGGTTTCAATTCTGGCGGCTCAGGCCACGTGATCAGATTTGGGTTTTTGCTGTTTGGAACAGAACCTTCAGGTTTTTTGGCGAACTCTTCCTGCGCATATTCCTGACAATAATGAAGCAAATCTGCATAGACGTTGTTGTCGATGTATAGCTCGACAAACG